CCAGCTACTTGGTGCGATTGATGGTTTGATTGATGGTACTGCCGATTGGAACAGCATTTTGCAAGACACGTTAAAACAGTTAGGCGGTTTCCTGATTAAGTTTGGCCTTAATGCTTTAGCTGGCAGTGATGGCATTGGTATCCTTAGTTTTCTTGGCTTCGGCACCCGCGCCAACGGCGGCCCCGTCAACGCAAACGAGCCTTACATCGTCGGCGAACGCGGCCCTGAGCTATTCATCCCATTCCAGCGCGGGCAAGTCGTATCGAATGAGGACAGTGAAGACATTATGGAGGCTGCGTTCCAGCGCAGCGGCGGCAGCTCCAACGTGAGCAACAGCTTCCAGCAGATGCAGATGGTGAACTTGCCGTTCACACGCACCAGCGAGAAGGTGCTGATGGAACGTCAAGAACGCGAACGACTCGCGGCAATCCAAGACCCTGGTGCGATCGACGTGCGCTACGAATCCAGCGTGATCAACAACGTAGAGTACGTCACGGCTGAGCAGCACCGCAAGGGCATGGCGCAGGCTGCTGAACGTGGTCGAGCGCTGACGCTTGAAGCAATGCAAAACTCAGTTAAGTTCCGCAGGAAAGGAGGGATCTGATGGCAGCATTCGCATTTGTTAATTACATCAAGCTGCTTAACAGCAATGGCACTCCAACGGCTTACGCTTACCAGAACTTTTCGGTCAATCAAACCAGGTCTTACAGCGGCACTACGTATAGCTTTTTGCCATTTGCTGTTTCAACTGGTGCAGGCACAAAAGGCGGTGACCGCTCTAACACGCAGCTTGGTGTTGGTTTAAATCAAATTAGCGTCAACATTTTCGCTGAAGCCGTTCAGCAGCGTTGGCTGCTTGAGCTGAAAACAGTAAGCCTTAGCATCAGCGATTTTAGTGACGACACCTTAATACGTTCTGAGTTATGGCGCATTGCCAGCTATGACATGAGCACTGAGCGTTTGGTATTGAAGTTATCTTCGCCTCTAGATGCTGCAGCATCAGACGTTCCACGTCGTGTGCTAACTACTGCATTGGTCGGTGCATTGCCTACATCCGGCGCGTTGGTGGTGAGCTGATGGACTGGCACACCTGGATCGGTTTACCACATGAGTTTGGTGCTGATCCTCGGCGCGGCAAAGCTGCTGACTGCTTGGTGATGGTCTGGGCAATCCTTGACGATGCAGGCATCCCGCACCCTGACTTCCAATACGAATGGCTTAAGCTGGCGCGTGTTGCCGAATGGGACGTTCTTGAGTTGCTATGGAATCAAGCGACTGAAGCCCTTGATGGCCCTGAACCGTATGCTGTCTGCCTATTCGAAAATGGTGCAGCAGGACTGGGTGTTGGTATCGTAGTTGATGATGGTGTGTTGATTGTGCACCATCGCCGTGGCGTATGCTGGGCGCCATATCGCGCATTGAAAAACGTCGAGTACTGCCGCTTCCGATGAACTTACTGCCATCCGATCGCTACCTTGCCGAAATGCTCGGCTTAACGGATGAGCAGTATGCTTGGTTCAAAGATGAAGTGCGTAAACGAGCTGCTGGGGCGCCGCAGCCTGCTGTCGTAGCTGGCATAGATCCGTTCACGATTGCGATTATAAGTTTTGTCATTGGCACTGGCTTAACAGTTGCGGCTTCGTTCATGAAGCCAAAACCTACGACGTCATCAGCAGCAAGGCCGTCAGAGATTCGTGAAATTGGACGTGGCGGAGAGACTGTTACGAACAATCAGCGCTTTGCGCCGCGATATGGCTTTAACTCAACGCAAGAGATTGCGACACTAGGATCTGTTATTCCTATTATTTACGCACTGCGGGAAGAGATTAGCGGTGTCACTTATGGCGGTGTGCGGGTTAATACATCATTGCTGTGGTCGCAACTTTACAGCCTCGGTGGCTCTCAGATGCTGCGAGCATTATTTCTTATTGGTGAAGGGCCAATGGCTAGCATCGACGAAAAGAATTTTGCATCAGGCGGCAATACGCTGACCAGTTATGACTTTGGTAATGCAACCGCTAATGAAATTGGTTCCCGCATGTCGGTGTATGCCCGCTATGCAAGCGGCTTGACGACAAGGATTTTGCCTGCTGATCACATCTACGGTCGCGCTGCTGATGAAGATATTGGGAACACGGATAACATCGTATCTGGATCGGGTGTTTTTGGTGTTCGTGTCGGAAATAATGTCGTTCAACATTTTTCCGCTGCACAACAGCCTAGCAATCAGACGACATTTGGAGTTTATGCGTTTTGCGGTAATGATTTTGGGATGCGTCCCAATCCAGTATTTGAGCCGCAGGTTAGAGCACAGCTAATTCCTGAGGGTGATAAAGGTCGCACTGAAGTCAAGTGTGTTTTAGACGAAGGAAAGTGGGCGGCGCGACGCAAGTCGCAGGCATTTTATGGTTCTCGCAGTGGCATCACCGCGCAAGGACTAGGCAGTATAAATGGGACGACAATATACAAGCTGTTCTCGTCAAGTGACAAGGACACCTTGTTTAGTCGAGATATTGAGGACTTAACCAATACTGGCGAGTGGACCATCACTAAGGAGTTGATTACGCCTGAAACACCTGGAGGCTTTGTCAAGCAGTACGAAACTGGATCAGGGGCTAGCACTAAAGCTGTATCGCGCTACCGCGATAGTAACATTCAAAGCCTTACCGCTAGTTTGCTGGCTAGATTGACGGTTAGCGTTACAGAAGTTGAAGTCGGAAATAGCGTAGTTGTTACTTGGCCTGGAACGACTGTTATTGATGTTTCTAACGTTGCAGGGGATAACAAAGCATATATTGCAGTCAACCTCAGCTTTAATTCATCTGGTCTTAACAGTGTATCAAACAACGATGCGATTGATACGGAATTGGAGCTTTTGAAAGCAAGCAAATTTAAGATTACATTGAGCAACGACTTGACTGATGATGACCCTGAAGATGATGTCAAGGTAGTTCAGTATCATAAAATTTTAGTGGAAGACGACACGGAGCAAGAAATTGGAACAACAACAGGAAGCTATTCTGACACGACAATAGATGGGACTACTGTCCTTACATCTGTAACCTTTCCGCATTTAGATGTTATCACTACGATTGCATACCCTAAATTCAGATTTGATAGATCTGCTGCAACATGGACTAATCCTACATCATCGTATTCATTTACTTTTGTTAGCTGGTTCTCGATTAAGGATGCCTATAGCGAGAACTGCCGTGATATAGCATCTGTTGTGGCCGGTCGTCAACGCACTTGGGATGATTCTCTTATCGTCGGCGAGCTTTACAAAATCGGCACTGGCCTTGCAATTTGTACCAATAGAACGAACGGTCCATTTGCGTCTGAAGTGGACGGGTCAACCCAAACTGTTGATGTTACATTTAAAACCGTTCGCACTGGCGTTATAAGCACCAATAGCCAAGCGCAAATTGAAAAAGATGGCGATACTTGGATGGATGAGCTAGACGCCGGCAGCAGTCCAGAGCCCCGCAATGTTGCAACAACCGATGGCCATATTATGCGCTGCGCGATTGCGAGTGTTTCAACTAGCAGACCATGCAAAACTGTTGAATTCGGAATTAAATCAACATTAGGCATCCGCATCAACGGCATCACAAATTTCGACACGGCCAAGGGTTTCGCTGAGTGCGATAATCGCGCTTGTCTTGATTACAAAGGAAATGTCCTAAACGAAGGCACGGCACTTTACACCGACGTGCATCGGTCTAATACGGTTTCAACGAATGTTGAAAGATACAGCTTCTTCGTGATAAGTTATCGCGTTGCTGGCTCTACCGGCGCCTTCACTAAACTCAATAACACCTATGGCACTCGTAGCGCGACATCGCAACCAGTCTTCAACTACATCCAGCTTGACATGCCTAGTGTTAAGCAATGGGAGTTTCAGATTGAACCGCTTACAGGCTACGAGGTCCGCAATCATGTGACAGGCAATCTGTATGTTCTTGATGCGAGCTATATCTTTGGCACGGTTCAGACGGTTAGCGAAACTGGTGGTATCAATGTGCTCTTTACAGGTGTGCAGGTAACTAAAAGCGCGGACACGTTTGCAATTAGCATCGGGCGTCGGCCAGTAGCAGAAGGTCAACTGCAATATCCGCAAACTGATGCAGACTATAGCAATGGCGACACATCATTGATTGATACCTGGGGCAAACTCGCCGAGAAGTTTGTCTTTGAAGAAATTACAACTTCGGCTGAATCCGGTCCAGAGCACGAAATCGTTTACATAAACGAAATCGTCCCTAATGACAGTACACCTGTTTACAACAACCTTGCGCTGATTGGCGTTAACATCAGCTCTTCGGTTGAATGGCAGCAGTTCGCTCAATTTAGTTGTTATGTTACTGGCGGCAAAACTTGTCGAAGGCTCCGTAATAGTCTTTCTGTTGGCGCTACGCATTTATTTCCTGACATCGCATTAGATCTGCTGACAAACACAACGTATGGTCGCGGAGACTTGATTACCGATGACATGATAGATCTCGATTTGTTTGAAGATGCCGCTGACTGGTGTTATACCCGCAAGTATTTCTTTGATGGTGCGGTAGCAGATCAGATCAATATCCGTCAATGGTGCGCTGACGTAGCTGCCACCCATCTATTGATATTTGGGGAAACTAACGGTAAATACTTCTTGAAGCCAGCGATGCCATTAACTGCAGTTGACATTCGCGGGCTATTTACCGCTGGCAACATTTTAGAAAACAGCTTTGAGCTGGAGTACTTTGATCCCGAAGACCGCGATCCGATCCAAGTATCGGTACGTTACCGCGAAGAGCGTGTCTCGACGAATTATGACAATCCTGGACTGTTCCCAACGGTGCGAGAAGTGCTGGTTCGTGAATCAACAGGTAGTGATTCAGACACACTGGAAACGATCGACATGAGCGACTATTGCACCAGTCGTGAACATGCTATTGATGCTGCTAAATTTGTGATCAGAATGCGTCGAATCCCGACACATTCGATTCGCTTTACGACCACCCATGAAGGCGTTTTGATGAGCTTGTCGCCTAGCGACTACATCAAAGTGGCAATGGATGAAACCGAGTACGATGAGTTCAACAACGGCGTCGTCACAGCCGAGGGCGCATTGGTTAGCACTAAAGCACTAACTGACGGCACCTACAACGTCATTACCTGGAACGGTGACGCTGACACTGCGCCTGCTGATGCCACGCTCACGGTCAGCAACAGCGGCAAGACGGCATCGCCCACAGGAGTTGTCTTTACCGTCAAGCTGCCAAGCACTCAAGTCCGCACCTATCAGATTGAACGCATCACGCCGACGGAAGAGGGCGCCTATACAATAGAAGCAATCCACATGCCGACTAATAGCTCGGGAGTGCTG